AGCTACCCTCAGCAAAGTTTGCACCTGGCTGAGTGTGGATTACGTCAAGCGCCTTGCTGGCAGAGATTGACATCTCCTTCTTCTTGTCAGGGCCACCGGTCACCGGGAAGACCTGCTTAAAGTACTCGGTAAGGGACTTCTCGGTATATCGCTTGCTGCCAAGGAACTGAGCCATTTCCTTATACTTGGCCAGCTTCTCCTTGGCGATACCAAGGGTTTCCTTGACCATGTCAGCGTCGAACTCACGGCGGTGTGAGACCTTGACCATGTTCTTAGACGCTGTGTTCAGGCTAAGAGTAAGAGTGTTATTGCACACAACACGGATCGGAGTGAATCGAACATCGATCGACCAACCATACTTGTGCGGATTGCTGAAGAGCAGGTAGCTCTCAACCGAATCACCCTCAAACACAGTGAACCCGTCGTGTACCTTGGCAAGAGCCCAGACCAACTGACCATCACGAAGAGAACCAGCGGTGTGCATCTCCATGTCACCGGCAGCTACGAAGTCATGGAAGAACTCGAACGCCTTCTCATTCTGAAGAATGTTCCAGTCATCACTGACAACATCAAGGATGCGGTCATCGGCGTCACGCACAAGGGCAGACTTGCCAACCGCAACCTTCTTGCCAGCAACCTCGGCGAAGGCAGGAACCTTACGCACGGTCCAGTTCAGACCAGCCTTTTCCAACATCTGCTGAGGGGAAAGATCGGCAGGAACCTTTACACCAAGACCGTGCCAAGGAGTCTCACCAGCGTATGCCATCGTTTCAACCATATGAGCCATTGTATAATCTCCAGTTGTTTAATTTACAGGTATATTGTACTTAGAACAAAAACGTTTGTACACACTTTTGTAAGTTATTGTTTCATATAAATATTTAATCACAAGAAACGGAAATTATGATGAAAACATTCTTAGAATTCTTAAATGTCCCTAAGACCAACAAGATTCCGTCCCATCTAGAAGTCCCTAAGAGTAACACTGGTCCTAGACACCCAATCACTACTCTTGATGCTCCAGAAAATAAGAAGCCAATTAAGTTTGAACCAGGCAGAGACTATGGCCATCTTACGGTAGGAACCGGAAAGTTTCTACCGAACACCTCACCCGTTACTATCCCTGCAAGGTAACAAATCGTTTTAGATTTGGATACTCTTGCAATAAGAAGTAAAAGAAGTCTTTAGGTCCTAGTCTTTCTATTATTTGATTGATGTCAGCAAGGGCGTGAAAGAACTCAGCTTCTTCTTCTTGCTGCTGGCGAGAGTCGTCCATAGTGCACCTCCTCATGAATAACAAAGAAATACTACACTATGGACGATTAAAAGTAAACTACTTTTTCATCTTTGTAGCGGGTTTTGCTGCAGTCTTTGGCTTTGTGGCTGCAGGCTTAGGTTCCTTTCGAACAGAGGTATTAAATGCAACCTCTCCGGCTCCCTTCATCCTAGCCTTCTCTACACCTTTTGTCTGAGCCTGCTTTGTTGCATCATACTTAGCTTTTGCACGAGCATCCATCTCTGCACTTTTCTTTTTAACTGCACTTACAGCACGACCAATCCGTTGACCTACTCCTTTAACAAAACCAGCTGCCTTCTTGAATGGAGTTGCGACCTTCGATGCAGCAGTCTTTACTCCATAACCAATTCCAAAAAGTTCTTGGATAAGTTCTTCGGTTTCTTCCACTGTTAGACCGTGTTCTTCTGCAACTTCAACTAGAATATCTTCAAACTGTTCTTCTGTCAAATTTTCAAGATTTTCAAGAATATTATCCTTGTTTTCATTATATTCCCTTAATTGTTCCACTAACTTATCTAAATTGGTTATCATCGAGAACTCCTTTGTTAAATTTAATCTTATTTATTAAATGTCAGGGTTCCAGACGTCTCCATCCTCTACAAATAGAAACCCATCATGCTGGACTGGTGGTAGGATCAGCTCTTCGTCTCCGGTTACACCCAATAGATTTGTATTGGTAGCTTCACCGGCATCAGTTTGCTTCCATCTGCTTATTCCCTCTGCCCTTGCAGCAGTCGCTTCTGGTGTTGGTGGTGTTCTAGATCTAAAAACAAGACCACACTGGTAGCTGCAGCAAGCCCACCTTTTACGATGTAGCTTGCTGCAAACTGGGCACTTTTTCTCTTTGTACCTGTTTGGATTACGAGTCGTCTTCAGTGTCTACCACCTTGATGGACATCTTCCTACGAGCGTTATATGAATGGTACTCTGCTTCACAAAACAACTTTTTATTTACTGATCTCTTTTCTTGATCGTGAATAGATTCAAGAAAGATCTTAGTTGTCTTACTCATCTTATAGTTTTGATCAGGCTTCATTTCAACTCCTCAAAATTTAAGTTCATGCGGTTCATCTGTGGCCAAGTTCACTGGAAAATATTCCCAGCTATTACCCAACACAGGGGTAAAGTTTGTAGGTGATCTACGAATAAAGAATTTTGGAATGTTTATATTCATTTGATCAACCAGATTGACAAAGAAAGAATCCAATCCAATAAAACATGCACATCGTTCCAACGTAGTTATCCAATCAAAAACATTATCGGTAACTGCACTAATGTTTACAATCTGATAATCATCCATTCCTATCTGCTTTGCAAAATCCCTTGCATCTAATGGAAATTCTATCCTTCCCATTGCACCTGATAGATGCGTAACGATATATGGTTTACTAGTATCTGGCACGACCTTATTGAATAGATCTTCTTCTCTTTTATAGTCTCTTCTTATGTCTAGTTTCCACTTTTCCTTAAATGGAACATTACACGCAGCATACTTAAACTGATCGAATGTCGTATGAAAGGACAGCTTCAACTGTCTCGCACGAATCGGTACAGGATCTATCATTCGTGAGGGAAGTCCTATCTTCTTATAGTGTAGAATTTCCTCGTATGGAAAACTAATGATTTCATCGCACCCAACATCCTTCAACATCTTATGCGGTGTTTCAAACCAATAAGGATTTCTGATATTAGACTGAATAGTTTTCTCTTCGACTGTTAATGGATAAAATTTTACGTAGGGAAAAGCATATTCAAATGACTTATGAAAAGCTCCGTCAATTACCCAATGGACTTCCATTCCTTTATTGTAAATCCACTTGGCGATTGGAACCGCTATAAGACAATCTCCTGCTCCCCTCAATTGTATCATTCCAACTTTTAGCATTAGATTTTCCTCAATATAAATTCAATACAACATTCAATTTGTGGATGTAGTGTTTGATCTTGATCATTGATATGATCATAATACATATCACGAATCATCTCAATCTTTTCTACCGTAGCAACATCGTTCACCGAGGACAGTAGTTGCAATAAGTTAATAGACTTGGGCATTATATTATGGTTGGGGGTTCTAAGTGTGAACGACCATTTATGATCAGCGTTGTATTTGCTTGGCCAGTGATCGTGTTCGTACATTTCTTCGTCTGGAATAGTTATGACAATATATCTGTTTGGCTTACAGACACGAATCCAATTTCTCAGGGCAACTGTTGCATCGGCCATGTGCTCTAAGCAATGACTGCTTGTTACAAAGTCGTATGAGCTATCTTCTATTCCTGAAAGATATTGTGCGTCTCCATCAGGGAGATCCCATCCTTTTACCTCTGAGACTCCCCTAAAAACATGCCTATAATTGCTTAGGCTGTCTTCACCGCATCCTATATCAATGCCACGCCCTAAAAAATATCTATTATGAAAAGCGCCGATATTGCATCGGCGCTTGACAGCTTTGCTTTGTTCAAACATAGTTAATCAATAAATGGATGTATATTTTTGTTTAATTGTGCACGCAAGTGCTCGTTTTCTTCTTGAACTCTAGCAAGTCTTGCTTCAATCTGTTTATAACCAGATCTTAACCAATTGTACATAGTTTTTAATGTTTCCATATCTTCAAATTGATAGTGATTTTGTGCTAACATAGACATCTCCTACTGTTAGACGTTGTTGATAAGTTTTTTTATTTCCTCCAGCCTTTTGTATTTTAAGACGGATTCCGACATAGTATTTATAGATTCGCGGATTATACTTTGCTGATTTTGTGACAAAAAAGTATATGGTGTCATATTCACGTCAATCAAAAAGCCAGAAGATATTCCTTTCTGTATAGGAAAGGTTATTTGATGTTCGGTTCTCCACCATAGGTCTTCTATTTTTTGTGGATTTGGTTTATTTTTAGTGTAAACTGGATGAGCACTCAAATATTTTCTGTTGGTTAGTGTCCAAATCCATCTATGATAACAATATTCCCCACACATAAGCTGTGTTATCCTATTGCTCATTTTTCTTAATACATCACCGTCAGCGACTGGTCCATGGAGTTGTTCTAGCGTTTTCCCCCATGCCGATAGAGGATTCCATCCACTTGGAAAAGCAACAAATGCAGCCTCGATCTTACCGTTGTAGAGTAAGACAATATCTTCTTGGATCTTTAGCCCAAGTTTTACGATATCGTAGACTGGTTCAAATTGAAATATGTCGGAGACACGTTTAACAAGTTTTTGAGCTACTGCCATGTCTGAGGCAAAAGATATACCATAGTTGGGATAAATGTTTTTAAGATAACCATCATCCCACACCAGCTCACGCCTCTTCTCAGCAAGATGTATTTCAGAAGGCGGGTTCTTAAAAAGATCTCCCTCGTACTTTTCCATACGAGGGAGAGTTGTATATGGAACTTTAACTATTTGTTCAAAGCTCATATTAAATGGCTCCCCGAGACAGGCTCGAACTGCCGACCCAGTGATTAACAGTCACTTGCTCTACCGACTGAGCTATCGGGGAATATTCTTTATACCGCCTGCTTTACCTTGTTCTGCTCTAGAGAGGTTCCAGCCTTAAGATAATCAAGGACGGACTCTGGAGAAGTTACGGTGTATGGATCTGCTTCATAGTTGTCGGCAATACCTGGTTCAATAAACATCTTCTCGATCACTCCATTATTGACAATCATAGCATAGCGCCATGAGCGTGCGCCAAATCCTAGATTATCTTTATTGACGAGCATGCCCATAAGGCGGGTAAATGTGCCAGAACCATCGGGAATCATCTTTACCTTGAGAACACCCTGTTGCTTAGCCCACGCGTTCATGACAAATGCATCATTAACACTGATGCAATACACATCATCAATTCCGTGGGAACGAATGAGTTCGTATTTGGCTTCAAACCCTGGAACCTGCATAGTTGAGCAGGTAGGAGTAAAAGCACCTGGAAGAGAGAAAACTACCACTCGCTTTCCGGCAAAATATTGATTAGTGGTTACATCTTGCCAGCGGTATGGATTTGGCCCCTCAATGCTTTCATCACGTACTCGCGTCTTAAAAGTAACGAATGGAACCATCATACTATTATAATTCATTTACTTCTCCTTCATAGTTACAGTTTTATGGTGAAATTTATTATGCACTTTATGTGGAACTTTTTTAGCAGGCTCATGGGTACATCCTGCCAAAAATGCTAACAACATTAAAATCAGTGATATTTTAATCATCAATTATACTCCCTTATAAAGTTATTGTACAACATATTTTCTAGCTCATATGCTTCAATTTCCCATGGTGTATTTAAATAATTAAAATAATCGTCTTTCGTTAGTTCTTTTCTTTTCAGTTGCTTATTTGAGTAGTATTTATTCAACCAATATATTTTTCCGTCTTTATACTGCAATTGTTTTTTAAAAAATTGTCTGCAGTGAACCATCTCATGTGCAATACTTTTTAACTGCTCTTCTATCGGCATCGATTTAGATACTTCTAAAACAAAATACCTGTTTCCTATCTGTGTGCAAAATGCATCAGCATCAAGTCCACTTTCTAGACATATGTCTACGTAAAGGTTTTTTGCCCTTGGCAATAATGCGTGCACGAAATACTTAGCTGCCTGTTCATATAACGTCCTTTTTTTCTTCGACCGGCAGTTAAGTACTTCTATTTCAATCATAGTTCTTTAGTGTTTCATTTGGTAGTTGTTCCATCATACCAAAGATATACCAATCCGGAATATCACGTTTAGTCCAACGAGCAAATCTACTCTTGCTATTCACATAAAAATTACGATAGCTTTCAACTACGTCTTTCAACTTATACTCTTGGTCCATGGCCTTGGGGGGATCAAACCATTGATTAAATGTCAATCCCTGAGGAGGCTTGGCCAGCGCAAAGATCAAACGTTCATGGTTATGGGTTTTGCCATATCTGAACGTATATTCCTTCAACAAAAATCTCCACATATCATAAAGCCATTCATAATGCACACGCGATGACCGTACCCAAATATTGGACGGGTGATTGACATGTGCGGCTAGATGAAGAATGCTGTCTCGTTCATCATTAAGTCTCCATCGCTTGATGGTGCGGTTACTATCTGTCTTATGCAGATACTCCTCTCCGTCAATTACACGATGTGCTGTACACAGAAGCTGTGCGTATTCAATGATCATCTTTACTACATGCTTGTCACAATGCTGCTCTGCGCACACGCTGGGATCACGGTGCAGATAGAATATGTTCATGTAAATCCCTCGAATACTGATTTGTCGAACTTGGTTGTGGTATTAAATGCAGGCGGGGAATCATCTATGATGTCCTGCTGTGCAATCTGTTCTACATTATACAGCTTCATTTTAGATCTGTCAACCCCTACGATGAACTTTTTGTTCATGTTTGGATCACTATATCTATTTTTTAACTGTTTTACTAGGATCTGGTTAAGGCCAGCCATCTGATCATTTGATATGATAGCAAACATAAAATCAGCGGTGGCAGGCAAACCAAAGGATTCTGATGTATCTTCAAGGCCAACATCAGAGTTGGTGTATCCGCTTCTGTTAGTCTGCGTTGCACTGACTATTGGAAGATTATACTCAACTGCCAAGCCACGTAGCTCTTCAGCAATCGCTTTGACATACGTATATGAATTGACATTTGCTCCTACTTTAAGCCTAGATGAATTACATATGTTCAAATAGTCCACATAGATGATGTCTGGTTTAAAATTCTTCTTCAGCTTCAATTCATTTAGTAGATAACGAAAGTTGTTTGCGCCTGCTGATGCGGTAGGATATTCTTTGATGATTAACTTGCCAACCGTTTTATCCTTGATTTTATTAATCTTCTTTTCATATACATCCCTTGGAAGTACTGATAGTTCATCGATTGGAATGTTCATGAGATTCGCATCGATTCTCTCTGCGATTCTTTCCTCTGCCATCTCAAGTGTGATGTATAGCACATTGTGGCCTTCCATTAGGTTTCCAGCTGCACAATGACACATGAACATACTCTTTCCTACACCAGTTCCAGCAAGACAGATGTTAAGTGTCTTTTTACTTAGACCACCCTTTGTGATTTTATTAAAGTAATCTAGGTTAAAAGGTATCTTAGTCTCTTTAGTATGATATAAATCAAAGCGTCGAACCCAGTCTTCAACTAAGTCATGACCAATATGTGTATCAAAGGACACAGCTAAAGCGTTAGACAGAAGTTCAGGAATTGCTCCTTTAGAGATGTCCTGACTAGTGTCACCATTGATAAGTTGAATTGATTTAGACAAAGCATTGAACAAAGCCTGATCTTGACAAAACTTTTCAGTATGTTCTATAAGCCAATCGATTGAAGTTTTTTCATCTCTCTTCAATTCAGATAATAGTGCTTGACCATCATTAAAGGTCTGTTCACTAATATCATTTCTATTTGAAAAGTCAATCTTGATAGCTTCAATCGATGGGACTGTAT